AACTGGCTCATCTTCAAACGTCGCTTTTCCAAACACACGCTCGAAGAAAGTCTTTCCACTTACTTCTTGTTTACTCATTTGTTGTTTATTATTTGATTTTAAATTTACTTGCATACGTTCAAAAATTCCCTCTACTGAGAACCCTTGAAACTTTCCACTCTTTACCTCGTTCCATAGTTGGTTATCTTCTATTTTATATGAAGCAATCCATGTTCCATCTTGAAGATTTTGTTTAGCAAAGGCTAATGGTGGATTAATTCCTTTTTCAGAATCTAATAAATAACTTTCAAACATCGTAGCACCTTTAACAATATCTCTATTGTCGTGCATTCTGTTGACGTTATTACCAAATGAATTTCTAAAGAATTTTAATACTATTTGTTTGATCGTTGGAACATCAAAGAATACTTGATGCTCTCCAATGTCAGGAGAATTACGGTAAATCAATGTATTTGCACTCATCATTACACCCGTTACGATCCTTTGTTCTTCCGCAAAGTTGTAAGGGATTGCTTCATTAAATGAAACGAAAGCCTTAAGATGTGCTGGAGTGTCTACAAACGCATTGTAATCAACTCCCGTTTCATCTTCATCATTAATTGTTAATTTGTATACTGGTAACATAATTCAAATTTACTAATTATTTTATTACTTTGTTAAAATTATAACATTTATTTTTAATTATCCACCAATTGTAGACAAAACGTTGGTTTTTTTACTGTTATCCATAACCGCTTTTATCTCGGAATCTACAACTGTAACCTTAATTCCCGTTGATGTGTCTATTGCGTCTAGTGTATTTGTAAATCCACCATTCATATTAACACTATTTCCTTGTTGGTTATTATTTGTGTTATTGTTTGTGCTTGGTGGTGTTGGTGGTGCTACTGAACTTGGACTATTTGATTCAAATTTAGTAGATGAAATCTTAGCAATAGTAGCAACCGTAGCCAATCCTGCTGATGCTATACGAATAGCCGAAGCAACACCTAGAGTAAAGTCAGGTACAGATAAAATAGCAGTAACTGAGGATGCTCCATTAATTATTGCTTGAGCAATCTGCATCTGTTTATTAATCTCAAATTGTTTCTTTGCACTTTTTAACTCTTCTTCACTTCCTTTTTTAAGTCCTGATTGTTTAATACTAAATATAATATCACTTAAAGATTGAGCTGCATTTAAAGAATCTTGTGCAATTTCAAAAATAGCATCAGCAACTGCTTTATGGTTTGCTATTTCTTTATTCTTAGTATCATCATTAATTCCGTCAATCCTTGCTTTGTGTTCTGCGTGTAATTTTTCAATCTCGCCATCTGTTAATTCTTTATTCTGTAATGCTTGTTCAAGTTCTAAATCTGCAAGTTCTTTTTTCGCTCCTTGTTCTGCTTCAAAGTCTGCTCTAAAGTTTAAAATTCTTGCTTCTAGCCTAGCCTTAGCGTCTGTGTTTTCTTTTGCTAATTTCTGTTTATCTTTCTCTGTTTGTTGGTTCGATAGATCAGTTTTTAATGCTTCCGTTTCATTGAATTGCTTAACCGTTAACTCGTCTATTAACTTTTGATTCTTACCAAATTTAATTATTAAATCTTCGCTTTCTCTCTCGTGTTGCTTTCTTAGTTGTGCTAATTGTCTAAGTCCTGAATCTTCAATGTTAGCGTTTATTAAATCTTCTGTTAAACGTTTTAATTCTTTTTTCTTAGCATCGGCATCTTTTTGGTCTTGTAATTCTTGTGCGTCTGCTTTTGCTTTATTCTTTTTACGATCTTCTACTCCCTTTTGTTGTGCGTCGCTTATCTCTTTTTGGTGTGTCGCTTCTAAAACTTTCTTCGCTTGGATAGTATCTTTGTATAAAGTATATTGTTCTTTATTCATCTTAATACCGAACTTAGTTTGTTTCTCTAGTTCAATTTTTGTATTATCTAAGATAGCCATTTCTTTTTTGTAAATCTCATCACTCGAAGCACCTTTTGCTTTCATTAACTCAATTTCCTTATCTGACGCATCTTGTTTAGTTTTTAAACCATTCGTTAAATAGTCTTGTGCTTTCTTTAAACTTTTAGCTTGCATTTCATCGAATGCTTTTTGTTTCGCAGCTGCTTCTTCTGTTGAATCTCCGAATAAATCCATCGCTGAAACTAAAGCCATAACACCAGCGAGAATAGCAAAGATTGGAATAGCCAACATAGATAATCTTAACAACTTCATCGCTCCCGTTGTTGTTCCTACTGCAGTTGTGTAGGCATACTGCGAGAACGTCATTACATTAGTTTTAATAGCGTTAATTGTAATCATTGCAGCACTTTGCTTTTCAAACAATGCCCTGATCTCGTTAACTGAATTCAACAATGTAGTAACTGCGGTTAACTTTACTAAAGTCTTTTCTAGTTCCTTAGAATCTGATCCAACTAAAGCCATAGCACTTTGCACTGCACCATATCCAGCAATAACACCCGAACCGATAGCCAAAGCACCTTGTAAATGTTTACCATCTTGACCTGTGTTTGTTACTTGTTGTTGTAAGTCGCTAAGTCTATCTTTAAGTTCCCCCGCTTGTGCAATTGCTTGTTTTCCTATCGGTGAATTTTCTCCAGCTTGTAATGCGATAGTTTGGTATTCCTTAACCGCCCTAGTCATTTCACGCATAGACATTGTACCGCTTTCAACTTTTGCGTTTAAATCTTCAAATGCTTTTTGCGAGTTTACTGAATTACTTTTTACAGTTGTGTTTACTTCCTTTAAAGCCTTGTCAATATTATTAATGTCCTTTACTGTATTACCAGTGTCGACTTTGGTTTTAAATACTATTTCCTTATCCATAAACTTCAATGTGAATGTTAGCACTTGTTAGTAATCCATCCGTTAAAACTCCACCGCTATATGTGTATATTCTAATCTCAGCAGAACTTTGTTGCTTTATTATTATCTCGATACCTGTATTTTTTGGTGAAGGTTGATAAAAGAAAGTTTGATCGCCAGTAAATAATGCACTGCTAGTAACTTTATAATAACCCGTTGATACTCTAGTCCATGTTAATGTACCTATTGTGTTTACAATTAAATAATTCTCAACTGGATCTGTTGTACTTGTTTGGTTAACAATTGCTTTATACATTTTACAAGGTGAACTTCCATTCATCGTTATACTAGTGTTGTTTCTAGTGTATAAAACTCCCGTATCTGTATCTAAATACATCTCACCCTGATATATATCAGTAGAAATCCAATCACCATTACGATGATCGGCACTAACTGGGACAGTAGCAATTCCACTACCTTGCTTTATTACCATTCTTTTCTTTTCGTCGCACATATTATCCGTGTATTAATTCATTATTTGTTAATATTTCATCTATTCCGCCCCATATAACTCCTGAATCTTGTCCAATACCATCAGGAGAAAGTATGTTGTCATCTCCGTTTGTTACCCATCCATCAACATCATTATGGTAACTTATCTCACCCTCTATATTGTTGGCTTCAATTATTCTAACTATTTCAATCTGTGTTGATGTTGTCAAATTATTGTCGAAATCTCTCACCTCGTTCAATCTAAATAACACCCCATTCCACATTATCGACTTACTGAAATCTAAGTTAGCAATATCCTTTGAATTAAACTTAACATATAACTCAACTAATTTAGAATCTTTTCCCGTTATCTCTTTTATGAATCTTTCGTGATAACGTCTGTAAAGGTTGTCCGTTGTAACAACATTATTTTGATAAGCAAGTTGTATAGGTAATCCCCAATTTAAATCAAATGTAGGATTTTGGTAATTATCAAAATGATGCACACAAGGATATGTTGAATAGTCTGTGTATATAACTCCATCAGTATCTGTTAATCTCCATGCACCACTTTTTAAACCATTCCAAACATAGTTTCTAGGTTTACCTTTAAATGGTTGTATTACGTTAGCGTTTAATTTTACAATTCTAGGTCTTACAAATGGAGATATATTATCTCTCACTACTGTTTGTGCATACGGTAATTGATAAGTTCTATCTCCCGTTTGGAATGTACTTGGAACTGTGTAAGTATGATCGCCATATCCATAATTAAAAGTAGACCTATATGCTTCGTTGTCGAAATCTTTATCTTCTGCCCAAAGAAATTTATATCGTTTACCTTCAATTGTAGATGCTGGCTTTATAATTATATCTTTACTCCAATCTACTATATCTGTTATGTCAATAAATTCAGTAGTGTCTTGATAGTAATCTTTTAACGGTTCAATCTTAACCACTCCATTAATATCTGCATCACTTAAATAAAGATTGTACATTAATAGTTCTGCTTCCAAAAATGAACTTGCTTTTAAGTCAGGAATGAATCTACTTAACTCAACTGTATCACCAGTTATTAAACTCGCTTGAATACATTGTAAATTAAATGAAAATGGTGTTGTATCGTTTTCTATTTGTACATTTAACGGTGCCGAATTCAAAGTAAATGCAGTTCTTTGTATTTTGTAATCAAAAAATATATTAAATCTAAATCCTATCTCATCACCTGAATCTAGGAATAAGTTTAAAGTGTCTGTAATGTTCAAGTATAAACTTGCTAAACTAGACATATTGTCTGTATAGTTTTTTATTACTGCTCCATTCTTAGTTACATCTAAATTATAATGTGCTAAACCGCCTACATCATTACCGATATAAGTAAATGATGTTGATATTGGTAAAGTATAATTAAGCGAATAAGTACCTTGCTTTTGAATCTTAATTACAAAGTTTTTATTTTGGTTAAATCCATCCGTTATTATTGTAGACGTTGCACCATCCCAATCAGCTAACAAGTCAACATACTTATTAAAGTAGTATCTTAATACGTTACCTGAATAACTAACGAATGAAATAGTACTTTCATTAAAATAAGTTTCTGTAAAATTACACTGCCTATTATTAATCTCGTTAATTGGATAACCTATCTTATCACCACCACCGAAACCAAGTAAATGCTTTTTATAAAATGAACTATCTAAGAATGCAGAATCCCAAGTTAAACCTGAAACTGCTAAACACTTTTCAAACACCTCACGTTTATAGACTAATGGTGCTAGATCGTTTATTTTCATTGTGCTTGTAGAACTATATCCATAGTCTACCATACCGTAGTGATAGCCGAAACCTAAAGGCAATCCACCGCTAAAATTTGTAGTGTCTGATCCGTTAACCTTTACTGATGTGGCCCAACTATTTGCGACATTCGTTCTAGTTAATGCGTGGTTATATTCGCTCCATCCTAATTCAGAAACTTTTAAATCTCCCAACTTCATAAATAGGTCGATGAAATTACTAAACAATTTACATTGAAATACATAATTACCACCTGAAATCATAACTTGTTCTAACTGAAATAAACCATTGAACAATAATTCACCGTTATCACTCCAGTACTTTGCAGGAACTCTCAATGTTGGATCAAAATCAAAGCCTATGTTTGTCGTTCCGTTTACTGTTGAAAGTGAAAGCAAATAAGTAGAACTAAAGAAATCTAAATTCTTTTTTGTTCCTGAGATTGCTAAAGATTTTGAGTAATTTCTCTTTCGTTTGTTAGGTTCTTTAATATCAGCAATAGAAAAGTTCAAAGGGAACGGAACACCCTCTGTTAATTCTATTTCAACACCGTTTACTTGTAATCTTCCTATCATACTATTAAACTTTTTCTAACATTAGGTAATTTTAAAGTAACAATCTCTGTATATTCTTCTAAAAATCTGTCTTGATTCTCTGTATATGCAGTGTTTTCAATCGTTACTCTGTCGTAGGTAGTGTCTAAAATGTAAACAACTGGAGATAAATAACAAGTTGATACTAACCAATTCTGTGTAGTTTGATTAATGTAGTTACTAATCAATTGAATACTATCATTTGCGCTCTTAAAGTAACTTAAAACACCACTATTTGAAGCATCTAAAGTATAAACATTATTAACCCATTCACCAAACTGCTTCTCGTACGTCTTAGATGTTATTTCACTTGAATAAATTGCATTGAAACTAAAATCAAAAGTATCGAATGAACCGTATTTATTTATCCAATACAAAGGAAAACCATTCTGGCAACTTCTATTTATGTAGAATCTTTTAATTTCAGAAGATACTAACCCAGTCGCTACATCAGTAACGTAATATTCTATGTAAGAAGTTGTCGAAGTAAAGGCACTCGCTAATATATCGGTGTTTAGATTTATCTGAGTTACTTTATTATTAGCAGTTGTTGTAATAGTATCTAACAATGTACCGCCTGAATTATACAACTTAGCATAAACATTAACATTGTAGTTAGTCATTATAGTTACTAAGTAGTTATTGCCCTCTCTTACAAGTGTATCGTTAGGCATATCGGTAAAAAACTTTATACCGTTGTAATCTGTATAATCGAAATTACTAAACTCTTTATTATCTAATCTAGCCTTCCATACGTTTATAGTAGAACTTGTTGTAGTACTTCCTACTGCTGGAGTTGATCCGAAGTATTCTTTTACGATAACATAAGCAGTTCTATTGTTTAAAGCATCAGCGGTAAATGTAGCCTGATTAATCTCAGGAATACTTAACATTGTTTTAAGTACATCACTTGCATCGAAATGGGAGTAAATATCTACTTCGGGATAAACCTGATGCGTTCCCGTTAATGATCCACTTACATACAATTCAACTAGATAACTAAAATTAGCGTTAGCGGTGTTATTACTAGAGAATCTCCAAACGATAGGATTGTCGGAAGGTGTGTATAATTGTGGACTTGAATGAATTGTTACTGCCATGGTGCTACTATTGTTAATTTAATTGACTCACCTAATAATTTTCTTATCGGGGCTTCTAATACTTTTACTAATTTCTCGTTAATTACATCGTCGTAGAATGGTCTAGGTTTTTTACCGTACTTTTTTATATTAGTTTGTATCGCCCAAGCGAAAGCATCGTAATCAGCAAAGCCCTCAGGTAGTGTTATACCTCGATCACTTTTCCAAGCAAGTATTGAATCGTGAAATGTCATTGTTTGTGTTGGTGCTGATCCCCAACTTGGTGCATTATTATTTTGCTCCGTACCATTAACACCATAATTAATATACTTCCAATAGAAATCCATTGAGATATTAACCTCAACTTCATTACCATTAATAATTACGTCGCTGGGTGTTATTCCTTGTGATAAGTTTCTACTAGCATTAATATCTCTCGCTTGAATAGACTGTTGTAAATCGTCTATAATCGCTTGATTAAGTTTAACAAGTAAATTACCTAACGGACTATTATTTGAATTGTCTAGTACTGTTTTAGCATTACCAACATTCAACCCACTTAATATATCCGCTTCGTTTACTTTCACCTTCTTTTAATTAACGCTTTTTGTTCAAGTTGTTTCTTTTTCACTAAATGTGTTAAAAATTTAACTCTCGAATTAAATACAAAGATATTCATTTTTATAACATCATTCCATGTTAAGTTAAATTCTTTTGATACTTCATGGATTATTTCTTGCCACGCATATTGATTCGGCTTAGTTTCTTTGCTATCTTTTGGCTCTCCGTATAATTGTCGATTAATACGACGAATTTCTTCAAAAAAAAACCTTTCAACTCAATGAAATCTATCATTTTAAAATGCTCTTTAAATAAATCGTACCTACTAGAACGAGGATAAACTATATTATCATTAATATCTAACTCTCCGTATGTTGTACCTTTAGGAATATAGCAAGTTGTAGCGAGTAAAATCGGATCTTTAGCAAAATCTGAATGCTGACAGTCAATATGAAAGCCTATTGGTGCTTTATTTGGATCAACAAATACAAAGGTTTGTCCCTCAATAGTGATTTCTTTAGGTGCTTTACCTGACATTTTAAAGTCTGAAAATAAAGAAATACAATAAGTGAACATTGCGTTAATGTCGTTTACATCTATTGTCATTAATTTGTTTACAGAAACAAGGGTAATGTTCGCTAAGAATAATACTTTCGTGTTTAAAGTGATATTATCTTCTTTAAAACTTGCATCCTCAAATGCTTTAAGGTGTGAAATTCTATAATCGTTTATTGTTTTGGGTAATTTAATATCAAAAGTTTTCATCTATTAATTTATTTTGAGTGTTACAATTCTTACTTTGTTCCGTATGTATGTTTATAGCAGTCTTCTGCTCGTTTATCCAACCTTGTGAATGTGGTAATAGCATAATGTTTTTACTTTGTTTCTTTGCTTCTATGCTAAACACTATATCTGACATCTTCATAAATGTACTTGACGTAATATCTTTAGGATTGAAATAGTTTGTATTGAATGCAGTAACACCCGTTCCAGCAATATCAATAAATTTAGTGTCAAATACGTTTCGAAATGCTGAATAACTTTCATGTCCTGTGTAATAGTTCAATCCTTTACCTTTCAACTTTCTACCATGATAAGTTACTATACATTTATGTTTCTCTATCTCCTCAATAGTTCTTTGTACATAATCACCAGGATAAACTATATCATCGTCGCAACTGAAATAGTAAACATTGGATCGCAACCCATAGAACTTACCTAAATCTGTAATGTCTTTATTTATGTCGTTATCGTATATGATAATCTCATCTACTTGACCGTTCAAAGATTCTATTGTACGTCTTAATTGTTCCTCTCTACCTTTGAATGTTGCAATACCTACAACAATCTTTAATCTTGCGAACTTGTCTTTAATCGCTTGGATCTTTATTTTCCTTGCTTCCTGATTCACTCCCTGACCTAAACTTTTCTGTGTTGAATGCCTACGATAGTTGTAAAGTATTGCGTCGGTATAACCTAGTTTCAATCCATTCGCTAAGCATCTTAGATTTACATCGTATTCCTCAGCACAAGTTAATGATTCATCGAATAAACCTACCTTATCAAATACGCTTCTATGATACATTAATGTTCCACCATGAATAACATTATTAAATAGCATCTCGTTAAGTGATGGGTGTTTAATTCTAGGTGTTTGTTTCTCGATTAAATTACCTTTAACATTATAAGATACTCCATGAATGAAATCGTTTCCTTGAATTGCCTTAACACTATCAGTAATTGAGTTAGGTGTTAAGTAATCATCTTCACATAGGTATTTAATATATTCTCCTTTCGCTCGTTTAATACCGTTGTTTATATTAGTTGAAACGTTTACGTTATCATTCTGTATTAATAGTTCTATGTTCGTGTATGTTTGATTCTTAACACTTTCAATCGCTTGATTAAGATAACCCCTATCAACTGAGAATGGAATTATAATACTTACTAACGGTTGTAACATAGTAACCATACTTTAGGAGTTAATTCTTCTTTGTGTGTGTTGTTCCAATCTTTGAACCTACTATCGAAATCATCTAACTGTAATTTGAATGTGTGGTATTGATCTACTTCAATATCTATTCCAGTTAAGATTATCACGTTCTTTTGTGCTATCTGTTTAATGTTTTCAATTGCTTTATCAAAATCTAAACAATTATCTAGCACCGCCATACAGCAAACAGTATCAACTTCGATTCCTTCAATAGTTTCAATGTTACCTTTTAAAGTTGGAACTAACTTAATCGGGAAAGCATCTAAACCGATATACTCAATATGTTCTGGTATTTGAGTTTTCAAGAATTGTGATCCACAACCAACATCTAAAATACTTTCACCATAACCACACTTCATTAAATGCAGTTTATAATCTCTCAATACATTCGGAGCAGTTCTGTTATCGTCTGTGTGTTGTCTTTGCCCTTGTCTTTCTCTAAGGTTCTCCGTTGCCTTTACCCAATCTTTTTTAAGTACTTTCATTTTATTAATTCTAATATTCGTTTACCAGTTGATTGTATTGAATGATTATTTCTAAAATCTAACTCAGTTAAATCTTGTATTGTTTCTGTGTTAAATTCTTTAAGTAAATGTAAAATGTCTGTGAATTCATCTTTAGTATTCGCTATTTGAAATGGTGTTAATCCATAAGCATTATGGTAAACATTCATATTTAAATCATTCGTAATAACTAAACACCCTAAACTAGTTGCTTCAAATGCAGTTACACCGAAACAACCGTATTGTTTACCGTTTAATTCAGGTTTAAATAACTCAACATATATATGACATTCAGCAATTCTCTTTAGATTATCTTCGTGTGGTATAATATTAGTGTCTATTCTTATCTCAAAATCGTTTTTAAACGGTTCTAACATCGTTTTAATCTCATCAGTACCTTTGACTTCGCTATTACTTGGATAGTGTCCTATGATTAACTTTCCACCTTTACGTTTTTCAGTTGGTTCTAGTTCAATATGTGGTGCTAAGTAGTGGATATCATTATCGCATAGTTTAATGAATTCAGTTTGATCTGTTATAACTACATCAACATCTTTAAATATCTTATTAAACTTTTCAGGTTCTGCTCTATATCTACTTCCTGAGTGATATACAACTAACTTTCGTTTGAAATTACCTATCTCAACTAACTTTAAAATAGTAGTGCAGCTGTGAAATATCTGAATAACATCGAACTTATTAACCATTGATATTATTTCCTCTCTCGTTACTATCTCGCTTTGTGATTCGTACCCAAATGGATGGGGATTTAAAACGTAATCAAAACAATCAACACCAATTGATCGTAAAGCCTTAGCGTTGTTGTGCGACATATTAGCGTAGTCATTACTCGCTAGATTAAGCACTCTATAATTATCCACCATATAATAACACTTAAAAATAATATTGTAAATTTAATTGACATTGTATTTATTAGTTAATAACACACAAGTACAAGATCGTGATGACTTAGTAACTCCGTTTATCATTATACTTGATGTTTGGTTTTCACTCCATTGGTACATCGTCTGCGTATTTGTGTATGAACCTTGATTTGATGTTATGCGAATACTGTCTCCAGTTTTAACATCATAACCTTCTTGGCTATTTACTTCCTGACCATTTATAAAACACCTCATATAAGGATAATCTTTACCACTTATTTTAAATGATGCAGTATAATGGTTAATTACTTTGTTTGTTGTTGTTGGTTTAATGTCTTGTTTCTCACAAGAAAAAAACAATGCCGATAATATAAATAGTTTTTTCATGTCGCAAATATAGTAATTTAATAATCAGCCACAACATATCGACCAATTTTAATTAAGTCTTTACAAGATTGGATCGCTAAGGCTAACGAGATCACACCATCATCGTGAACACCTTGAGGTGCTGAATACTTTACATTTCTAGTTCTTTCATCGTAAATGTAAGTGAATGCTTCTAATTCATCAACTAGCCATTGCTCGTTAAGTATTGATATACTTCTCTGCTCAAATAACAATGCTAAGTCTTCAATCATTATTGGTTTAGTTTTACTCGAAGTAACGTAAGGAGTTATAAGATTACCACATTTCTTTTTAAGCATCTCGTAAAATACATCACCCTGATTATTTACCTCAACATAAACCTTCGCTTTGAATTGATTAATTACCTCAGCAACTTTATTAATTATATTCGTCCAGTCGTCTTGTCGCCACCTTTCAACGTGTATCATTTGATTATCTCGGTTAACTATTGTAAGCACCGTATAATCGTCTGCTCGTCCAATATCTAAACCACCAAATAAATGTTGTGTCGGTTGTCCTGATCCAATACACTCACGCACGTTTGAAAATAAACCTGATGCATTATCTAAAAACTCGGCTAAATACTCTTGTCTAAATATATGATCGGGTAAATTTCTTCTACGTTCGTCCAAATCTTCTACGCTGATCATTGGATTGTCGTAAGAGGTAAAGTGAAAGTATTTATAACGATTATCGTAATTAGGTTGTAAAGACAATTGATAAAAGTGATTCTTACCTTTTGGTGTTGATATAAATATTATCTTCTTACCCTTAACCAAAACAGTAGCACTTAATACCTCAGTCCATAACTGCGATCTAGTAAAAGCCATCTCATCGACTATTAGATAATCAAATGTAAATCCCCTGATATTATCAGGACGTTCACCCGAAAAGAATCTAATAATAGAACCGAAACCAGTGATAGTTAAATCTGATCTATTGAATTCAAATAAACCACTATTCTTTGTTACTGCTTCCATTTCGTCAAACACCTTCTTTGATTGCTTGTAAATTGGAGTTACCCACGCAATAGATGATCCTTTGTGATTGATAGCCCAATAAAGCATTTGATTAATACCTAACATCGTTTTACCGAACTGCCTACCAATATTTAGGATATAGTATTTATAATCTTCCGAATTAATCGAATGATGTATTTTCTTTTGCTCTAAATGTGGCTTATATCCTTTAATTGTCGAAGTCAAACTTATCTACTGTTTTATTCTCGATATGTTGTTTATCGTGCATTCCTAAACGGTTCTTAGCATAGAATATCCCTTTACCCTCATTGGCTACAATGTCAGTCGCTAAGGCTTTGAAATCATCGTTTATTCTTTTTATAGTGTCAGATTTCAACTCATTATCTGATTTTAACCACTTATAATAAGTTTCTCTCGTTATCGTTTCCATATTTAATAATGGGATCCAAATATTAAGAAAGTAATCAATTGTAGGAATGTGCCTATCTCTAACTTCAATAACCTTACCACTTCCTGAAACTACTTCTTTAGTATGTGCTAAGCATTCAGATAAATACTTATTAGCATATTCACCTAAATTAATTATAAAGTCATCAGATTTAAAATTAGCCATTAATCAATTCAATTAAAAGTTGTCTACTTGCATTGTGTGGGATCGCAATTGCTCTTTCCTTCAATAACGCTTTAAGTTTTTTCACGTTGTAATTATCAACTGGATTGGAAGCATAAACGATTTCAGTTTTTAACACCTCTTTAACCTCTTTCGTTTCGTAATAGTTGATAAAGTTTCTAATTATATTACACGCTAAAATAAAACAGTTAGAACAGTTTAAAGATAATACCTTTCCAGTGATCGCTTGGTATATTGTCTGTAAATGGATTCGTTCGTCCTTATCCCATTTTACATAATTAGAAAGTATCTTTTCTCTAAGAACTTCCAATGATTGTTTGCCTTGAATATTTAATTCCATATCTTGTCATAAATTGTAGCCAGTATAAAAACTGCTAATGAATAAATAATATTTTCGTGTGTAAAGAATAAAGTAATGATCGACGTCCAAAAGGTAAAACAAGGAAAGCAATCTATTAACTTTATACTTTTAAATTGATCTAACTTTAGAATAGATTTTATTCTGTAAGATAGTGATAATTCTCTTAGTAAAACTAAGGAAATAAAAAAAGATATTATAATTGTATTCATAAATTCAAAATTATTTTCTTGTTCTTCATCGCTTCAATTACCGTTTTAAAGTCGTACCGAATAAAAGCCAGTTCAATATAGTTCGGAAACGTTACAATCCTATGTCCTACTTTAATAGTAGGCAATGGACTGATCAAAACACCATCAACAAAAACTGCTTCTGGTATATGTTTCTTTACTTTTACTTCTAATTGTTGCATATCAATTCATAAATATAATCATATTTTTTACATCGAATATCATAGTAGACAATTAATTCAATCCATTGGAAGACTTCTACTATCATTTCTTAGTTTTAAAAGTACTATAATTGTTCACTATGTATATTACAAACTCCCTCATAAATACGCTATCCTTTTCGCTTCGATACCATTCAATAGCAACTTTATGTAAGTCTGACAAAGTACCATGCTTTGTTACTATGTTTTTTCTATTGGGTAGGTCTAGTATTGGCTGTATTAACATTGCTAACTTTCTTTTAACCATAAATCAATAACTACCTTTGACTTTTCTAAATCTGTTTTAAATTCCCCTTTTTTTTCAGCTCGTTCTAAACGTTTTACGATGTCAAATAAGTAACTATTCCATCCTCGTTCTGTTGCAACCTTGTATAGTGTTCCGTTGTCGTTATTATAATGCTTTGGTATATTCATATCTTTTCCTTTTATATCTAGCGTAGATGTGGACCAGTAATCAACCGCACCTACCTTGTTAAACGTATCTCCTACAAGTACAAAACCCCTTGTAATATGACTATCCATATAAGTAACTTGTATAATCAAATCGGTAGTTTTACTTTTCGCTATTATATTTTGCTTACTTTCCAACATTCGATTGAGTTAAAGTATTTCACTTCACCGCTTGGGCTTGTCCATTCTTTGCCTTTCAAATTCACCTCAACTTCCAACATATCCCCGATATTAATATCGTTAATCAATGTTACTTTGTCTTTAGTCAACTGAATTAAAATGTCATTCGAGAATGCACCATCTACAACCGTTAATACAAATTCACGTTTTGAGAAACTCTCCGACACAACTTGTGTATCTTTTTTAATCTTTAATGTTCCTGTAATTTTCATAGGTATGATTTTAAAATATTAATTAATGTTCTTGTTTCTTGCTTTGTTAAACTAATTATTAATTTGTTTTGATTTTCATCGTGTGAATGAGCTATTATTTGAATATCTGAACCAGGCACAAATGTATAATTTGACAACTCCAACAAACTGTTTTCACTATTTTCAATTCTTTCTTTATGGTCTTTGTATACTACTTTAGTATCTGAAATGTTAACCCTCATTTCAATTGTTACATCTTTATTTTTCATAACTTTTTAGTTTTTATTTAGGGCAAATATAATCAATTATCTTTAACTAATACCCATTCACAACCATATTTTTTTATTTCTTCTCCTCTAAATTTCTGCAAAGGTTTTAAAGTATCTCCCTTTTCTTTGCATTCAATAAATATCGGTTTTTCATTTTCTTTCAATGCTAATAAATCTGCTATACCATTTTTATTAGTTCGTGTTAGATTGATAACAAAGTAACCGTTTTTCTCTAAATTTTTAATCGTTAATGTTTGAAGTTTTGAAGCCATTATAATGTTTTTTTAAATTGTGATTCTGTGAAATTCTTTTTGTTTTTAACCACACTATGTATTTTTTCAGTTAAACTTCCTTTTGGATAAACAAAATAAACTTCATTTTCTAATCTGTTAATGGTCGTTAATCTGTCGATTGATTGAATAAAGTTAGTTCCTGAAAAACCAAAATTATAAAATACTAAACAATCTGCTGAACTTAAATTAATTCCCATCGCAGAACTATATTGTTGACCTATGTATGTTTTATCTGAATTATTAAACTCATCTATATCGGTTGTATAATTTGTAAATGTTTCTTTTAATAGTTCAAATTCTGCAATATAATAATAGAAGATAGCAATCTTTTTGTCTTTAAATTTATCTTTTATAAAGTTAGCCTTTGAATAATCTAAAACTTTTGTATTTCCACTTTCAAATTTTATCGTTCCATTTTCTAACTGGTGAATCTTTTGCATTAATTTCGCTCCAGTATCTGCTAATATTAATTCCTCTTTACCCTCAATTAATAAATCTTTTTTAAGTCTTTTAATTAGTTGTTCGTTTACTTTTTCGCAATGAATAACATTAATATTTACTTTCGATTTAAAACCTGAATCTTCCTGAGTATATTTAATTGTATATTCATCAATGATTGGATTGATTAACTCCATTTTAGCATCTGAATAATCTTTTATAATCCCATATCCTAAATGCTTTTCAGTTACGGTTACAAATGTTTTCGACCACTTATAAAAATTACCATATTCTTTAAACGGTGAGTAATAAGAAACCCAAAATTGGTGAAATATCTGTGAGCCACTTTCTGTTGACATCGTACCACTTAAAAAAATCATAGGTAAATATGAATATTTTAATTTAAATAACTTTGTTCTGTTACTAGGTTTTGGATAAGCCCCATTCCCGTGGTGTTCATCTGAAATAATTAAATCATATTTATCTTCAACCTTATGCAATGATTCTGCATTTATGATAGTTATATTAAATAAGAAGTTAAAGTCGTTGTAATCGCTTTGAATTGAACTAATCGCTTTCTTTTTAGTTATAAATAAAACATTTTTAGCATTGAATAACTTAGCAGTATTTAAAGCGGTTAATGTTTTGCCTGTTCGTGGTTGCATATTTAAATAAACAATCTTCTTTTCTTTTAATATTTCATTTGCTTTACTGGATAATTCTATTTGATAATCTCTTAATTTTGGTAATACTTTTTTTTGATTCTCACTTTTTAAAGTAAATCTTAAATTTGTATTTTCATTGTGAAATTTTATAAAATTATCTCTAAATTCAAAATCATTAAATAAAGCAATTGAATCGTTGTAAATAATATTATCATAAATTGAATCGTAATTATAATTATTCATTAAAATAAATTTCGCTACAATATTTGTAAAGTCTAAATTATGATGATCTATATTAATATCTTCCCATTCATTAATTACTTTATTTGATATTTCACATTTAGTAATTCCTTTAATAAAATCTTTTTTGAATGTAATTATTTCATTGTGTATTGAATTTCTAAATGCTTTAATTACCTCAGCTCTTTTATTAATCGATAAAGGAAAATTAACTGATATAGATATTTCATTTAAATCTTCATCAATAATATGAATACAATCTGAATTTTTGCTCCATTCCATTTTGTTACGTTTAATAAACCCAGTACATCCATTATTAAATTTTTCATTATAATTTGGATGTAATTTAAAATATTCATTTAGATATTCAAAATCTGAGCCAGTATCTAATATTTCACCAACTATTAAATTATCTTTTATCTCTTTTGCAACTGCTCTTTTTTGTGTAATATTCATAGTTCTTTAATATAATTTTGAATACTTTGTCTTGAAACTCCTATTAATTCTGCTACTTCCGAACGGTTAAAGTCTGGGTTTTCTTTATAAATCTGTATTACTCTTTCTTTTTTAGTTAATGCTTTATTTTTACTTAAAGTTTCTTTGTATTCATTTACCTCAGTACTATTAATTTTTATCTTTTTAGCCATTGAA